TCTCAATTATGTTGTATCTTTGATACAAACGAATTTACATCATGAGCCCTAACGACACCCTCTTCTTTGCTGAAATGTACTCTCTTGTTAAGAAGATGGAGGAGACTATAGATGAGTTCGACATGAAAGATCGAACGCTAGCTTCTATTGTAGTAGGTGTTCTTGACCTAGATGCTATCGAAGCAGGCGCAGAAGAGGCAGAGATGAAGACTATGTACAGCTTTAGCCTTCAAAGCAGGCAAGAGCTTGACACCATGAAGACCATCATGGACAATGCATACTCTGACGATGATGAAGATCTCGAAGACCTCCTTGGGAGTCTGGGTATATCATTAAACTAATGGAAGGACTTATTAGAAAGATTGTGGTCGGGAAGGACCCCAAGAACGGCATGGCCTATTATGTGGGTATGCGAGCAGGGAGCGGAGAGGTATCAGCCATCGTAGAGGACGAAAGGCATCTCCATAAATTTGGAAAGCAGAGATATCTTATCTACATTGAAAACGAAGACGGGACCATGCTATGGAAAAGCATAGACGAGATGTCTTGTGTTTTAGAATATGATCTAAACTTCTGATGAACAGGAATAACTTAATCACCGAGGGCAACGAGTTTACACTTCCAAATGGAAACCTGTATACTGGATACTATCATATCCATTCTTCAAAGGGTGCTATGGTTGGTCCTTCTCATGTAGAATCAGATCATGAGTTATTAACTCCAGTTAATGAAACTGTAGAGGAAAGGGTAGCATCTATTCAGACCGAGCTAGCAACTGAAGAACAGCGTCAAAGAAATCTAATAGTCAATTTAAACAATCAGCCTGTTTCCTCTCCACCCTCCGTAAGCGGAGGAGGAGGTGGCGGAGGAGGGGGCTACTAAAATTTAATTAATGCGAACATTCGATTTGTTTATCGTCGAGTTAGAAAAAGCGATAAACGATACAATCACAACCGATAGCGGATTAGAGCTATACATAGACACAAGATTCAATGAGTTTGAAAACAGAGTTACAGAAGGCCCTGTCGTGGCTGTCCCGTTCAAGTACGAAACTGGCGTCAAGCCTGGCGACACGCTTTACTTCCATCACCTCGTGGTGCTCAAAGAAGGCCAGCCACTTACTGGAGTCGATAATCACTACATTGTCAAGTACAACCATGATCACGCTGTCAATAATCAAGCTATTGCTTTTAAAGATCAGCATACTGGCGTTGTCGAGCCTCTCAAAGGCTGGAGCCTACTTGAGCCTGTCGAAGAAGAGGAAGTTCAAGAATCGGAAATTATCGAAGTTGTTAAACTCAATGAGACGCTCCCAACAAGAGGTAGAGTCGCATTTACGTCTTCTGGGATTGAAGAAGTAGGGCTGAAGGTCGGAGACGTGGTAGGCTTCAAGGAGAACCGCGACTATCGCATCAAGATAGACGGGAAGGAATACTACCGCACCCGTATCGAAGATTTACTTTACAAAGAGGTTTAACATGTTTAGCAAAGAAGACACCTGGCAGCTCCTCGAAGATGAGGAGTGCTTGCTCGCTGACGGATTCAATGATGCCGTGATAGGAATCGTTTATGGGCTTGAGCCTAAAGCAGTTTACAGCGTGAAAAAAATAGTTGACATCCTTATGGAGGATATGAGCTACGAAGACGCTGTTGAGTATTTCGAATACAACATAGCTGGTTCATACGTAGGAGAGAAAACACCCCTGTACATTTACGATATCCAAGAAGATGTCTAAGTTCACTACGATCAGCGCATCCAAAAGGTTGATGGCAAGCATGGAGGTTGCTATCAATAATATGATTGAAGAAGTAAAAAAACCTGTGGACCCAGAGGCTGGTGGGTCCGCAAGGAAAGCAGAATTACAATCCATTAAACAAACAGCTATTGACTGTAAGGAGTTGCTGATAGAGCGTCAGCGTTTAGAACAAATGGTTAAAGAGCTACAAGACAATGGATCAATCGAAAAAGAAAAAGACTACTCAGGAGGATTCGCGGAACGATTCTCAAAATAGCCCAAGCGGTTTGATATACTGGGACGACTATGACTTTGATAATCAATCAATTACAACAGATCACTTAAACAACAACTTTAGGATAAACTATCGGCTCTCTTAGCTCAGCGGTTAGAGCATCGGACTCATAATCCGCAGGTCGTAGGTTCAAATCCTACAGGGAGCACATGCACCCGTAGCTCAGCTGGATAGAGCATCTGCCTTCTAAGCAGACGGTCACAGGTTCGAATCCTGTCGGGTGTACCAATTAAATTAAATGTCCGTACTAGTAGACATAGAAGGTTATGAGACTAAAGGGATTAAGATCGACCCTAACGGTACAGAGGGAGAGCATGTTGAGCTCCACGGGATATTCGTTGTTCTCCCAAAGAAACCGAAGCGATCTGACATACTCTTCCATGACAAACCAAAGGAGTTGCAGATGTGGCAACGCATTCCTTTGCCCGAAGAACTGCAAAGGGTTCGCAGTATGGATGAGTGGTTCGAGAAGCCTGCCGAGTTTCGGAACAAGTTTCGTTCTTACGTCGAGAAAGAGTTTCAGCGTAGGCGCGACGGTGTGTGGTTTTACAACAATGGGGTCCCTACGTATATTACAGGGAGACAGTATATGTTTCTACAATGGTCTAAAATTGATATCGGATACCCATCATACCTCGCTTTCCAAAGGGAAATCTTTCTCCACATGGCTGCTTGCGAAGCTGATCCCCGTTGTTTCGGTCAGCTTTATACTAAGTGTCGTCGTTCTGGCTACACTAATATATGCTCTGCTGTCCTTGTGGACGAGGCTAGTCAGGTTAAAGAGAAGCTGTTGGGCATTCAGTCAAAGACTGGTAAAGACGCGCAGGAAAATATTTTCATGAAGAAGGTGGTTGCGATCTTTCGCAGCTACCCCTTTTTTTTCAAGCCCATCCAGGACGGTACCACGAACCCGCGTATGGAGCTGGCTTTCCGTGAGCCCTCCAAGCGAATCACGAAAAACAACAAGACATCTTACAGGGGTGACGCACTGAATACAGTCATCAACTGGAAGAACACCACGAACAACGCATACGATGGTGAGAAGCTGCACATGCTGTACCTAGATGAGGCGGGCAAGTGGGAGAAGCCTACCGATATCCGTGAGGCGTGGCGTATCGAGCGGACGTGTTTGATCGTAGGTAGAAAAGTGGTTGGAAAGGCTATCGTAGGTAGCACCGTGAACCCAATGAACAAGGGTGGCAACGAGTACAAAGGTTTGTGGTATGACTCTGATCCTAACGAAAGAAATAGTAACGGTAGAACCAGGTCGGGTCTGTACAGAATATTTATCCCAGCTTACGATGCGCTAGAGGGTTTTTTTGATCAGTATGGAAACCCAGTTGTAGAAGATCCAGAGCAAGAGGTAGAGGGAATCGATGGCGACTTCATCACCATCGGCAGCAAGACGTACTTAAAAAATGAACGCAGGTCATTCAAGGATAATCCTTCAGAACTAAACGAGGTGACCAGGCAGTTCCCCTTCACGGAGGATGAGGCATTCAGGGATAGCATCGAGGGCAGTCTATTTAATATTGGAAAGATCTATCAACAGATTGAGCACAACGAGGAGTTATTTCCAGATCCAGTGATCAAGGGAAACTTTACCTGGAAAGAAAAGGACAAAGAGGTAGTGTTCTCGCCTACACCTAACGGTAGGTTCAGGGTCTGCTGGATGCCAGACATTACGCAAAGAAATATTGTAAAAATAGACAGAGGTAAAAGGGTGGCTCCGTTTGGTGAGTACGGTTGCGGCGGCGTTGACTCCTACGACTTGGACGCCACGGTAGACGGCAGAGGGTCGAAGGGTGCGTTACACATGTACAACAAGTTCAGCTTGAACCGTCCGCCCAATATGTTCGTAGTAGAATATGCTTCTCGTCCAGACCTTGCCAGTATATTTTACGAAGATGTTTTAATGTGTGCGTTTTACTACGGCTACCCGTTGCTTGTAGAAAACAATAAGTATGGTATTGTAAGATACTTTGAATCAAGAGGTTACGACGGTTACTTAATGGATAGGCCGAAGCACCTACTAAGTAGTTCTTCACATGTGAATGTTAAAACAAAAGGTATACCGTCTAACTCTCAAGACGTCATCCAATCCCACGCTCAGTCAATAGAAAAGTATATCCACGAACACGTCGGCGTTGACTCGGAAACGGGTGAGATTGGCAAGATGTATTTCAACAGGACGCTAGAAGACTGGATAGGATTTAAGATAGACAAGAGAACCAAGTTTGACTTGACTATTAGCTCTGGCTTAGCCCTGCTTGCTACTCAAAAGCCCAAAGAAAAAGAAAGATCTAACTTCAAGGAGAAGGTGTTTTTCAGGAGATATAAGGTCTAGCCCGTATTTGTTATATTTGCAAAATACGCCTATAGCGCTATCAACAAATGAATTACACAAACAACAAGCGTAAAAGCTCTTTTCCTGATCCTCTTGCTAGCACAGAGACTAAAAAAAGCAACGCTTATGGATTACAGTATGCAAAAGCTATAGAGTCTCAGTGGGGAAAAATATCAACCGCCTCTTCATTGTACGGAAAGAGAAATGTTATTTTCGAAAGAAGCAGGGACTACGCGAACGGCACACAGGATACTAACATTTACAAAAAGCTTTTAAGATCCCTTGCGCCAAATGATGGAGACGGTACTCTTCTTAATCTTGATTACACCCCAGTACCAATCCTTCCGAAGTTCGTCAGGGTGGTTGCAAATAAAATACTGTCTCGAAACCCGTACCCAAATCTTGAAGCTGTTGATCCTCTTTCCTCTTCGGAAAAAAACAACAAAAAAAGATCTATAGAGCTTCAGGTAGAAGCAAAGAAACAGTTACAACAACTGAAAGAAAATACAGGCATGGTTATCGGAGACGATCCTGATAGCTTACCTGATTCTTTGGAGGAGGTAGAAATACTTGTAGGTACTAACGTAAAAACCGATGCCGAGATAGCAGCTCAGATCGGAACCAATATGACGCTTTCTTGGAATTCGTTCAATGATAACGTTTTTAGAAGGTGCGTAAACGATTTGGTTGCTCTCGGCATGGCCGTTGTAAAAAGAAGCAACGATCCCAACGAGGGCATCAAGACTGATTATATAGACCCATCCAGGTTTATTCATAGCTACACTGAAGATCCTGGGTTTAACGACATGATGTATGCTGGTCATGTTAAAACTATTTCCATACAAGAGCTGAAAAGACTTGCAGGTCACGAGCTAGACGAAGAGACGTTTGAGCAGATAGCCAAGTCGGTAAGAAACAAAGAGGGCAATGACCCGAACGCATACAACAGGCACTCGTACAACAATCGTATGATGCGTCAGGAGTATGGCTATGATGAATACACGGTAGACGTTTTAGACTTTGAGTTTATTTCTGTTGACTGCATCTTCTTCGAGGAGAAGGAAAATCGTTTCGGCAATACAAACTTCTTTATGAAGGGGTTTGACTACGAAGAAAAGCAGGGTAGCGTTTTTGATAGGAAGCCTCACAAGATGGAGATATCCACCGTGTACGGGGGCTCTTACATAATGGGTGGGTCTAACATCATGTTTAATTATGGCATGATGAAAAATGTACCTAAGAACGTACATGATCTTTCTAAGTGCAGGCTTTCATACTCTGTGGTTGCGACCAACCTTCGCAACATGATGCCTAAATCCATGGTGGACAGCTGCACTGGTTTTGCTGATATGTTGCAACTGACACACCTGAAGATTCAACAAGCTATCGCCAAGGCAAAGCCCGATGGCTTGATCATTGATATCGAGGGATTAGAAAATGTACAGCTCGGAAAGGGTGGAGAGTTGCAGCCTCTGGACCTGCATGATATCTACGAGCAGACTGGTGTTTTCTACTATAGGAGTAAAAATCCAGAAGGTGGATTCCAAAACCCTCCTGTGAGGGAGATTGGTAATAGCATCCGAAACATCAACGAATTGATTGGTTTATACAACCACTATCTCCGAATGATCCGTGACACAACGGGTATCAACGAAATGATGGATGCGTCTACACCGAAGGGCGACACACTAGTTGGTGTTCAGCAGCAAGCCATAGCGGCAGGCAATAATGCCATATATGATATCACCAATGCTTCTATGATTCTTTACAAGAAGGTATGTGAGGATATCGTAAAGTGCATGCAGATCTTGCCTAAAGATTGTGTTTTGTACAAGCACTATGCTAATGCCATAGGAAAAGAAAACATGGGCGTTCTTTCCTCGTTTAGCGATTTGCCAATGTACAACTTCGGGGTGCAAGTAATCAAGGAGATGGAGGACCAGGATAGAGTCTACCTTGAGCAAAACATACAAATGTCTTTGCAGCAAAAAGAGATAGACATAGAGGACGCGATCGTGATCCGTAGCATGAAGGATGTTAATCAGGCAGAGAGGTTATTGGTAATACGTCGCAAAAAGCGCATGGCTAAAATGCAAGAGATGGCTCTGCAAAATTCTCAGATGCAAGCCCAATCTGCACAACAAGCAGCGCAAGCCGCTTCTCAAGCTAAGATGCAAGAGATGCAAATGGAGGCTCAGCTCGAAGCACAACAGCTTCAGCTCAAGAGCCAATTAGAAGCTCAGCTTGAACAGGTTAAGCACCAGTTCAGAAAAGAGATTGAGCTAATTAAAGCTCAGGCGACACTTGGTTTTAAAACTGATGAACAGGAGTTTAAAGAAAAGCTAGAGGTTCTAAAAGAAGACAGAAAAGACGATCGTGTTAAGAAGCAATCCGCCGAGCAGAGCAAGTTGATTTCTCAAAGACAGGGGGCAAGAGGGGAGCTTCCAGAGGCTTCCGATAGTGTAGACAATATTGTAAACTCGTTATTAAGCTAACATGAGTAAAGTAAATTTAGACGTAGCAGAGAAGTTAGATATCACTTGCAGAAGAGGTGATACGTTTTCGTTGACCCTAACTTTGAAGGACTCTTCAGGTACAGCTTTGCAGTTGTCTACTCTTGGTTACGAGTTTTTTATGAACGTAAAGTCAAATGAAAAAGACAGTTCTGGAGAGAGGTTTGTTATCGCCTCCTCCAGCACAGCCTCTCAGAAGTCTCCTACATCGTCTCGTTTAACTGATGATCAGGTTCAAAAATTAGCTGGCATTTTTACTTTCGATGATGCTAGTGATAGCGGCACGGTAGTGTTAAATGCTAGCGCTGCAAGTATGGCGAGCTTCCCTGTGGGTAGGTTTTCGTATGATATCCAACAGCTGGTTGGCGGCGTAAGGACTACAATATTGAGAGGTTCATTTAAGGTTAACGAAGATATAACCCTCTAAGATGGCTGTAACAGTTACTTCTAGCGGTGGAAACTCTGTCACCACTACGGAAACTGGTGGCACTACGATTACTGTAAATGAATCTTCTACTTCCGTAACAGTTACTTCTCCTGCCTCTAGTTCCATAACGGTAACAGAAAAAGGAACCAAGGGCGACAAAGGTGACACTGGCGCTACGGGTGCTACAGGTGCCACAGGCGCTACAGGCGCCACAGGCGCCACAGGTGCTACAGGTGCTACAGGCGCTCAGGGGCCACAAGGAATCCAAGGTCCAGCAGGCGCTGATGGAGGAACAAACATTGTTTCTGATACATCGCCCCAGCTAGGTGGCAACCTTGATGTAAACGGAAATGATATTGTTAGCACTTCTAACGGCGACATAGATCTTGATCCTAACGGCACGGGTAAGGTTGTATTTAAAGGCAACTCTGACAAAGGTGCTGGTCAGTTTGTTCTGAACTGCGAGCAGAACAGTCACGGCATTGTAATTAAGGGACCGCCCCACTCTGCTGGTGCTTCTTATACGTTGACGCTTCCAAATACTGATGGTAGCGCAAATCAGGTGTTGAAGACTGACGGTAGTGGAAACTTGGATTGGGTTGATCAAACCACAGATACGAACACTACCGATTTAGTTAGCGATACGTCTCCACAGCTTGGTGGTGACTTAGACCTGAACGGGAATAAGATTACGAGCGCTTCAAACGCAGACATCCTTATTGAGCCTGACGGAACTGGGGATATTAACCTTTCTGCCGATCAAATCAACCTTACGGACAACGCCAATTCTGGTTCAATTAAGGTAACCACCAATAGCATTAAATTTAATAGCACTACAGTCGGTGACATTTTTACGGCGTTTACCAACCAAAACAAATTTCTTTTTCAGCAACCTGTCGCGTTAGGCACATCCGCTCCGACGTCTAAAACATTGCTTGGCAGCAAGCGAGATGACCGCATCCACATCATTTGTGAAAACGCTGCTGGAGATGATAAATTCAAGGTGGACGTTGATACCAGCGGAAACGCAACAACCACTATCGCGGATACGTTTATTGCAAGTGGACTCACGTACCCTAGTTCTGACGGAAGTAACGGACAGGTACTAACAACTGATGGGAGTGGCAGCTTGTCTTTTGCTGCGGTTTCCGCTGCTGGGTCTACCCTAACTGATACTGTACCAGTTTCAAAGGGCGGAACCAACGCAACTTCCTTTACAGACAAAGCTGTAATCATTACGCAGGATAGTGGGACAGACACGCTAGCTGCTGCCGCTATGACTACAGACGGATCATTGCTGATAGGTGGTAGTAGCGGTCCAGCTGTAGCAACACTAACTGCTGGTAGCAACATCACTATCACAAACGCCGATGGTGCCATCACTATCGCTGCCGCAGGTGGTGGAGGCGGTGGTAGCGGAGATATTGAAGGTGTTACCGCAGGCACTGGCCTTTCTGGTGGTGGCGATTCGGGTAGCGTAACCCTAAATGTAGAGGCCGCACAAACAGGCATCACCTCTGTGGTAAACTCTAGCTTAGAGATCGGTAGAGATGCCGACAACAGGATCAAGTTTAGCACTGATAACCAAATCATCTTCAGGGTTAGTGGTGGTGACGGAATCACCATGAAGGCTTCAGGTGAGATAGAGGCCACTAAGTTTGATGGAGCCCTTGAGGGCAATGCTGATACAGCGACGGCTTTGGCTTCTGCTGTAAACATTGGTGGCGTTAGCTTTGACGGCTCAGGAAGCATAGATCTGCCAGGCGTAAATAGCGCAGGGAACCAGAACACTTCAGGCACGGCTGCTATTGCCACTACCGTTACAGTAACAGACAATGAAAGCACTGACGAAGAAAACGTAATAACCTTTGTTGCTGGAGCAGCAGGCAGCGGTAACGTGGGGTTAGAAGCAGATGGCGATTTAACGTACAATCCTTCTTCAGGCACTGTAACTGCACCTCAGCTGAATGTCACTAAAAACCTGTTTGCTAAAACTGCAAACACAGACTTTAGCGCTCAGGGTGATATTATTAAGATAGGAACAGGCAGTACTACTCAGGGTGAGCTTTGTTATTACAAGTCTGATGGATCGTGGGGTGCTGCTGATGCTGATGCCGCTTCTACTTCTGGTGCTTGTTTGTTGGCGATAGCCCTAGGCACAGATCCCGACTCTGATGGTATGTTGCTTAGAGGCACATTTACTTTGGATCACGATCCAGGGACTATTGCCGATGAGCTATATGTATCTACTACGGCTGGAGATATTACGGGGACTCCCCCATCTGGTACTGGAGATGTTGTTCGTGTTGTTGGATATTGCCTAGATAGCACTAACGGACAGATTTGGTTTAATCCTTCTAACGACTTTATCGTCCTTGCATAAACATGCCAAACATAGCATCACATAACGGAGTAGACGTGGGTAATATAGCATCAATAAACGGACAAGACATTGCAGTTTCTGGCGGGGCTTTTGATCCTGTGGCTGGAACGGGTACATACACAGAGACTGTCCCTTCAACGGGATTAATTAAAAGGGGCGGTCAAGCCTACAATGCGGCTAATCCTACTACCAGCGGAAGACAAAGCAACAGCGAAAACTTCCCTGGATACATTCTGGGCACGGACACAAAGTTTCAAGTACAGTCAGATGTTGACGGTATGCTAGTTATGATTGCAGACACCTTGCCAGCAGGTATGGGTACCCCCACCAAAGTCGTTTATGGTAGGTATAGCTCTTGGATCATAGATAATGCAGGAAAACTCTGGAGGATTTCCACCAGCACCATTTATGGAGGGAATTCTTCTGGCGCAGGAACAAACTCTGACCCAAGAACCTGGAATCAGGTTACTGGGGTTGGAGACTCTGACACTGGTTGGACGGATGTTACAACTTCAGATACATCCGCTCTGTGTATTAATAGCGGCAAACTTTACGGTATTGGTGCGAATCAATACGGAAAGCTTGGGAAAGGAGACACCTCAAACGTCTATAACTCTTTTGTGCAAATTGGTTCAGATTCTGATTGGGTGAGCGTTAACATGACTCGATACAACTCGCAAGCAATCAAGGGTTCGAGCAATGTTTTGTATACAGCGGGTCGAAACAGTGAGGGGATAAATGGAAACGGAACTACGTCTGGAAATCAAACCACATGGACGGCAGTAGACGCAACAAATATGGTTTCGGCAACAAACAATAACGTTACTTTAGTAAAAGGAAGCCAAAACGTAGTTGGTTTTATTCAGAGTGGAAGGGCTTTTGGAATGGGCAAATCGGACAGCAACGAGAATATGGGTGGTAACATTACTAGCGATCAGACTATTCCTGTTCAAATCGGTAAGGTAGGCGGCACTCTACAAACTGACTGGACCGACATAACCATCACTGATCGATTTAGCCACCTGATAAACACTAGTGGTCACCTCTACTTTGCTGGTGATGGCAATTACTACGTGCCGTTGGATGGAACTACAGATGATGCCCAAGATGACAATCACGTAAGGATTGGAACCGACAGCGACTGGCAGGGATTAGGTATATTGAGCAGCTATAGTTTTGCAACTGGTATGATTGCAAGAAAGAATAATCAGCTGGTTTACGCAGGATACGAAGCTTATGGGCGCATCGGAGGAACCACTAATTTTTACGTAACCACTCCTACTGTGGTTTCTAGTGGAACTGTTTCATCTAATGACCTGTGGGGTATCGGTGAAAATAGAGGGGGGTGGCAAACTGCATTTGTATTTTATTACTCAACATAATATGGCACAATACACAGTAAACGTAACTTCTCAGTCTGAGCTTGAAGAAACGTGGTCAGACTCTAATTGCCCAAACTTTGGTTTTGGCTTTGATCAAGCCACCCTAGATGAGTGTGAACAGATTAATGATACCACATGGCAGGCTACTTATCAGTCCATGGAAGTGTCTACCCCAAGGAGTTACACTTATTTAGACATTTCTAACGGAGGCACAATTACTTATACGCTTCCCCCTGGTGAGTATGGCGTCAAACCGTAACTTTTTATTTTTATTACCTTTGCTAGATGTCTAATACTAGAGTTAAGAACCTCCTTAAGAAGCACGGGTTATCTGGGGTAAACAAACCCAAGAGAACTCCACAGCATCCCAAGAAGTCTCACATAGT